CAGCACTGGTGCCACGCACTCGATTCATAATCTGCTGGTTAGTTTGCCCCTCGGCATAGCCAATCCTGATAGCACCCTTAATGCGCTCGGCCTCGGTATCGGTGAATCCCTTATAGACAGAGTCGAGCGTCTTACCTGCAAATGCGTTAACCGGCTTATCAAAGGTCGCGGCAATGAGCATGGCCTCAGTCGGTAGCGTAAAGCTAGCCTCAATCACCGAATCAAAGCTGCGTCCCTCAAAGTCAACCTCATACTTGCCAAAATCAACAAGTGATGAGCGCCATGTCTTTTCATAGTCTGAAATATGCCCGCGAACCATTGAGTCAATCAATGCCAACTGCTTTTCTAGCCGCGACTTTGTGAAGTCGGTGATCTTTGATCTGGTCAACTGCTCGCGCAAGTCCTTATCCATCGCCTTTAGAAAGGCATCGAACTTGGCAACCTCACCAGCCTTTAGCCGTTCGATGTGTAGCTGATGCCGCGTGGCTATTGTGGCAAGCGCCTCATTAGGCATCCTTGCTTTCCTTCGTTACATAATGCTTTGTCTTTATTGTAACAAAAGTGTCAACGCCGAATTCTATCTGGCACCACATAAGCTGATTTATATCAAGGTTTGGGAATACCTCTTTCAGCTTCTCCAAGTCCACGCTATTGCCTTCAACAATCACATTGCACCCCCTATATCCGGCATAATTGACGCGCCTGCATCCAGCTCGTCGGTAAATTCCTCTAGCGTCTTTTCCTCATCGACAAGATCGGCACGCTTGAGCCAGCGGAAGTATGCACTAGCAGGAATGGCACTCTGCACAAATCCTGCGACCATTTCCCTGATTTCCTGTGGTGAAATGTCCGGCTTGCTAAACTCGGTGGATATGTCAAAGCCATCATCGTCGGCCACTTCCACGTTCATATACAAGCCGCAGAACTCAAGCATGGTTGCGTATGCCTCGCTGATGTTCTGCGCTATTAGCGACAGCTCAGACGTAGCCATTGCATTCTCATTGCCAGCCTGCTCAGCCGTCTTTGCAACGCCGCCCGGTGTGATGAACCGCGCACCAATGCCTATCATCGCATCTAGCTTATCCATCATGGCCTGTCGAACCATGCTATTAGGTGGTGCAGATGCGTAGCTGAATGTCTCACCGGATGGCACACCCATAACAGATCGGCTACCGGCATACATATTGTTATCTTTCATCATATCGATATGTGTCTGAGTGACACCACTCATCCACGGTTGCGCCTGACCAACATACCAGCATGAATCCTCATAATCGGCACTGTTGCGATAGTGTGCGATGTTCAGCTTTGCCATACCCTTCAAACTCGACTCGTCAATCTCGGTTGTGTTGTTCTTAGCACCAACGAACGTGAATGGAATGGCCGTCATTGGCCGACCAGCGCCGTCTGTTGGCATTGATCCGTCAACAATAAACCACTCATCTTTTGCCTTGTCATAGCGCCATAGTCGGTCGATAAATAACCCATTCTCAAGCGCAAGCTCACGAAGCTGCTCTATTTCCTCAAACGAATATCCATCCTCACCAATCACAATAACGCACTCACTGAAAACAACGAGCGATAGAACCACTTTGGCCCCTACTTTTGACGTTCGCCAGTTGCGGATGCGGTCGGCATCAATCTCATGGATGGTGGCCCTGTATTGTCCCGTTGCCATTTCAGCGCGAGATAGTTCGTGGTCAACCTTGGGATATGTGGTGAACAATCCGCACCGGGCAACCTTAATCACATCCTCTGCCACCTGTTGCGATTGCTGGAAGATGCTTGTGCCAGCACCGTCAACATCATCGGATAGATACTCCAGACCAGCAGGCATTTGAATCTTGGGCGCTTCATTGAACATGAGCGACAGAAGCCCGTTCGCCGTCTTTCCTGCAATGGGATAAAAAACTGCCCTTTCCTGATATGCCTTGTTGCGATCAACATTCTCCGGCGACCTGTCGTGTGGGTTAAGTGCAATCAGGAACCGCTCAACATCATCACCATCGCATACATCGTCAATCATCTTCCATTCGTCAATGTGGTCTTTATATTCTGGATGCTTGAAATCAATCGCCATTTTGTTACCTCGCAGAGCCGATGCCGGTAAACAAAACCGGCGCGTCTGTCAATAATAAATCATTCACCGCGTCAAGCGTAGGGTCAACTTGGTCATCGTGCAAGCCGTAGGGGAATGAACTACACTCGTGCAAGTAGTCAGAAAGCCACGGTGCCGCCTTCGGCAACCACACCAATCCACTGCAAACCGATGGCGCAGCATCCATCGCTCTTGTCACTTTATCCCTGTCCCTCTGGATTGCTTCAACCGGGATGCCTTCGCGCTTCAATGACTGAATCAAGCCCGTTCCACTTGCTTTATCCTCGATACGCATAGAGCGCAAGCCGCCGCCTAAATGCTTCTGCCAGAAAGCCCTTGCTTGAATCAGCAAGTCGGGTGCCTCCCATTTACCTCTGATCTGGTCAATCAGATAAATGTTGCCGCCCTTTTTACCCCATAGTTGAAACACACTGTAGTCATTCTGCTGCCCAGTTTTCATAGCTGTGTCTGCATAGATGTGTCGATACTCGCAATCCATTTGCCCGATATAATATTGCCACCACTCATCCTTTAATATGCCGCCACCTAGCGGGGATGGTCGCTGCTGGAATTGCCCNGCAACAGCCCACGGCCCNAGNATATTCTTATCCCTNTCAACCACCTCACGGCTGAATCGGTCAGGAAATAANAGCTCACCATCNTCTGTGCGCGGGTCACAGAAGCCTAGCGAGTTNACCTTNGCGCTGTCTTTCTCATATTCCATAGGCANNCACAAATGCGTATAGCCAAGATCGTTNGCCAGAATTTCGCCAGAAACATCCTGCTCATGCAATCGCTGCATAACAATGATGATAGCCGACTCAGACGGCACGTTAAGGCGTGTTGGAAGTGTCTCCCTAAAGATGCGTATGTCAGTTGTCCTAGAAGCCTCTGAAAGCGCACTCTCGGCACTGTGCGGGTCATCCCATATAACCCTGTCGCCGCGCCTGCCTGTCATTGACGATACGGGGCACGCTTGCCGGAATCCCGTTGCCTTGTTTTCGTAGTATGTTTTCTGATTCTGGTCGCCGGTAAACTCAATCGGCCATATTGATTGATACCACTCTGACGTTATCAATCGCCGCATTCTGATTGCGTCACGAGTTGCAAGCCCCATTTCATGCGATGCGCCAATGACTCGCATGTGTGCCAGCCCCTTCGGCCCCCACTCCCAAGCAGGCCAGAAAACGCTTGTCAGCGTAGATTTCATCGTGCCGGGCGGAATGTTGATAAGAAGCCTAGTTATTTCTCCATTCGTGACAGCCTCAAGATGCGAGCAAATAGCACCTACATGCCAACCGTCGATATATGGATTCCCCGGCTCTATCGTGTGCCATGCTCGCCTGACAAACTCATGCAATGATCGTTTGCACAGCTCATGCTCCAATGAGCAATAGTCTCTATTCACCTGACGCAGCTTTTCTAAGCTCCCTCAATGTCTCGTCTGATAGCTTGGTCAAATCCACGCCATCTAGTGCGCTCTTTGGTGTCATAGTCCCGTCNGAACTGGTCATGTCAGTGCGTTGCAATTTGGGGATATGATACTCGACCACATTCATAAACCGATCAAATGCAGACTTCGGGTCATCTTCGGCAATATCATCTAGCCATGATTGCAGCCTATCTATGTTGCCTTCAACGAACATAGCGATAGCCGCACGCGCTTGGTACGGTTTGCCTTGCCCGGCCCACGTTTTCCTTGGTTCGGTCTTTTCTCGCCTTTTTTTAAAGCTTCCAGCAGTAGCCATCAGGCAATTGTAGTTATTTTGCCGTAAATCTTGCAAGTCAAGTAAAATAGCCCCGGCAGATCTCACACAGCAATTGGCATCCAAGCAATACACTCAGGTAATCTCGGCTCTGACTTCGCCACCTCAGACTCAGGCACCCATCCAGTAGCTTTAGCCCGCCTGATAGAATTATTGATTGAGTTACGAAGCAGCCCTGTCCTCTCTGCCTCCACATTCTTGTGTGCCGTAGTGATGCCATCCCACCCGTTGTTGATTGCATACAGCCTCGTTAGCACCTCATTCATCATCTTGTGCCGCTTGATCTGCTTCTTTGTCATGTGGTTACTCATCATCCCACCTGATACGCAAATCTTCAATCTTGCATCGAACCTCATGCTCAAGGTTAATGTCATTTGCTCCGGCAATTGCTGACAAGATCATAACGCAATCAGCCAATTCTGCACCAATGGTATGACGGTTTGACGTTAGCAATTCGCCAACCTCCTCCAGCAGTTTTGCTACCCGGTAGTGATCAAAGTACGGCGTAGCCGGTGCCGGA